GATGGTTTAGTATTAAGAATAGTTGCTTATCATGAATAGGATTAATGTTTTTAAAGAAGTACTCTGATACACGACCATCTGCTAATGATGCAATATCTCCAGGGTTACCTGCAAAAGCATATATATCATTTGATCCAACAATAAATAGCTTACCATCGTATTCAATTACAGACCCTGTATTAAGGCAACCATACTCATCTGTCACAGGACTAAAAGATACCGGTGCTATAGGGTTACCAGTTAACCGCATTACATGGATAGAGTCAGTACTAAAGATATACATATTACCCTGTAATGATTTCATATCTTCAATAATATTTGTTTCTGATAAAGTAAATTCATCAGCTGTACTTACACCAGCACCAAAAGGGTTCCAATTATTTGGCACTGCCCCGGGAACTGCAACGTCAGATGTTTTAACAACACCTGAGAGTCTACGGATAACAGCATTAGTAACTGAGTCACGTTCGGTTAAATCACCTGCTACAAGAAGATCACCAAATGATTCAATGATACCTGTGGTAGTTGTAACAGTATTACGAGAACGTACTACGACCTTTACAACATCATTTGCATTTAATGCATTAGTATAAACTACTGTGGTATTAGTAGCTTCATCAATATACACTTGGTACTTTGATGTTACAACTGAAGGTAGGGTACTAGGTAATGCACCGGGAACAAAATCAATTGCTCCAGGAGTTCCAGTACCTGCTGGTGTACCTGCTTCAATGCTTTTAGTAGTACTAGTATTAACTGTAACTACAAGCTCATTAATAGCAAAGTCTACCTTTTGACCAGTATCAAATAAGTAAGAGTCATTAGCATTCCAAGTATCTTCAATGGCCGTTTGCTCAACAGAGTACCCATCCCATCCTGGAAGATCAGCTAACACAATATTATTAATATCAGTATTACCTGGGGTATCTAAGATGTATTGGGGATGATCTAAACCATTGTTAAGAATAAACGCAAAGCCACCTGCAAATAAAGTATGCTGCCATTCTGATGGAGTATACGTAAAGCCATCAGCAAGTGTGGTTGGGGTTAAGTCTTTCTTATTACCAAGGTGATCTTGAATATAAACTTTTTGCCCGACAGTTACGTTATTACGTACATAGTCAACTACAAAGATATAGTAAACAGCATTAGGTGCTACGTTAGGATTTTCCCAATTAGCAATGAATCTTACTTTACCAAAGGTTTCTCCAGATGCTGTAAGATCGCTTGTAATATTATTAAGCAATACTTCACCAGACATCTTAGCCACTGCTTTATCTCTGAACCTAATATTCTTTACATCACTAAATACATTAGGGCCGAGGGCAATAGGAGGAGTGTCCTTGACAACCCCTAAGTCTGCAATATCGGTAACAGAAATAATTTCTTCTGCCATGTTACTCCTCCATTATTATATAATTATTACGAGCACTCTTTTTGGCCAGTGAGCGGGTCGATAAAGCAAGCTTCGACCGTTCCCTCTTCTTCAACCATTTCCTGAGTCTCGCTAGATATCTTCGTTTCTTTTTCCACGGTTTCTTCAATGGTGTTAAGGATTCCAAATCTTTTTCCAGACAACCGGAACGTAGTGCATCCCTTCGCCCCGCCCTTCCAGGCATCAACATACACTTTCTTGAAGTCTTCATAAGAGACATCATCTCCCACATTACAAGTTTTTGAACATGCAGAATCAACGTAATGCTGAGCTAACAATAAAACAGCTAAATGATCCTGTACAGAAATGTCGTTTGCTGTTTTGCTTTCTATTCCGTGGGCATATGCATAATCCTCCACGCGCTCTACTTTAGGTCCATCAAATGTTTGAATGGTTCGTTCATAGTAATGCGAAAAGACGGGTTCAATTCCGCCTGAAACATTATCAGCTACAAGAGATATTGTACCAGTCGGTGCAATAGAAGTAAGGTGACTGTTTCTAATACCATGTTCCCGTATCTCCTTTTTAACAGAGGCAGGTAGGCTGCGAATAAAGTTAGATTGTAGGTAGGCTTCACGATAAAGTGGGAACGCACCTTTCTCTGCTGCTAGTCGCGCTGATGCTCTATAGCAATTGTCACGCAAGCATGCGAATACTTTTTCTGCCCACACAAGAAATTCTGGTGAGGCATAAGGCATTCCGAGCATTTCTCCGGCATTAGCCAGACCAGTGACGCCAAGTCCCATACGGCGCTTGTTCTTTGCTTCGTCTGATTGTTGTTTAAGTGGATAGATTGTTCTGTCAATAACATTGTCCATCCCCTGCACTATATGCGGAATGTCCTTTTTAAATTGCGTAAAATTAAATTCGTTATCTTCAACATACTTAGTTAAGTTAAATGATCCAAGCAAACATGCACCATAAGCAGGTAGGGGTTGCTCACCACACGGGTTGGTAGCAGCGATCTCTTCACAATAAAAGAGATTGTTCATTTCAGTTATTCGATCAATAAACAATACGCCAGGCTCAGCCCAATCCCAAGTGCTAAGCATGATTTCATCCCAAAGCTTAGTGGCCGATACGGTTTTAACGGTGAGTCCATCAAAGCACAGTTCAAAAGAATCATCCCCATCATTCTGAAGAGCCTCCATAAATTTATCAGTAATACCTACACTAACATTAAAACCAGTAAGCTTATCAGAATTACGTTTAGCAGCAATGAACTCCTCAATGTCTGGATGGTCCACGCGTAGTACTCCCATCTGAGCGCCACGGCGATGGCCGGATGATGCAATAGTTTGGCAAACAGAATCGAAGATACCCATAAAAGAAACCGGTCCCGACGACTGCGAGTCAAGAGATTTAATCCGGTCGCCGCGGGGACGGATCTTGGAAAAGTCATAACCAATCCCACCACCTCTACGCATTGTTTCAGCAGCTTCACTAGCCTTCTCCATAATGCTATGCATACTATCTTCAATTGTACCAGATACAAAACAGTTATATGCAGTTGTAATTCTATTAGATCCCATAGCAGATTGTACTCTGCCTGCTGGTAGGAACCTCATATTACCTAAAATATCTTCTAGGTTATATTGATGCTCTGGATCATCACTAAGTGCTTTTGCTATTCTTTTAATCTTATCATCAAAACTTTCATTCTCTTGTCTGTATTTCATCTTATCAATCTCTTGTGAGAGTGACATAAATGGTCCAGAGTATTCAATATTTTTCATTTTTTATTTCCTCTATAAGATAGATGTGCCTTCCTCTTATAGGGGACATTTAATTCGGTTTTACACATTTTGCATTCTTTTTACAAGCCTCTCAGCCCGTTGTGTAACTTGTTTATACCAACGACTATCAACCATCTCAATGGCTGCCATGCACCAATCTTGGGCCGCTATGGCTGCTTTAAAATTCTTAAAGCCGGATAAACGGGGTAAGCCCATATTAAACATCATATTAGCAATAATTAATTGCACTTCTTCTGGTAAGGTATTAAAATCTGGGAATAAACTTACACAGTCTTTAAGAACAATTTCAATATCATTAGCAAAGCAATCATTAACTCTGTCTTCAGAAACTGGAGTACCAACTGGCTGGTCATATTCTGGATCACTCTTTAATATTAAATGTCCGATTCCAAAGGTAGGAAGTTTAAGATGATCTAAGTAGATTTCATACTTAACCCCTTCATCTATCTTTAATTCCTCACGCAATTTTTCTAAATTCATTTTGTAACGTTTTTCACCTTTTCAAATGTACGTAATCCACCAAGCCCAAGCATTCCCATAAGGACTGTAAGTAATGAAGTCATATCAAATTGTGGTAACTCAGGTAAAGTCATACCAGCATATGCACTACCGAATATAATAAATGGTGCAAGTACAAAATGCCAAGCAAGTGCAATCCCACAAGTCCAACCAACAAATGGTCGCCAGCCTGCAACAAATATACTACGATGTTGAGCTTCAGCTTTATTTATTTCAAGCTGTCCCTTTGCAAGCTCTTGTGCATGACGACCTGCCATTGTTGCAAGGTCATGGGCGAGCTGCGCTTTTTGATCTTTGTCTTCTATAAATTTATCAAGTAGGCTACTAACTGGGCCTATTAATGCTTCAATCATATTGAACCTCCTTTAGCTTTTCTGCACTGATATGCTTTTGCGCTATGGTCATTTAATGAATTAATTCTTAAACGCATTTCTTCTGCCCGAACTATACATTCTTGAATAGTTATATAAGGCCCTCGCGTATCATGCGCTTCAAAACAAAGAGTTGAATTTGATAAAAGACAAACTAATAAAACAGTTTCAAACATTTTGTCCTCCCTAAGATAATCCTTTAAGCCAACTGATATAGTAGTATCCACCAACAACACCAATTACTATTGATAGAGTAACTACAATGGTGGCTATAATTCTTTCTCTTTTAGCAGCCTCTTCTTCAAGTTGCTTTTTAATTTCAGCACGTTCATTTGCAATCTCAGCTTGAAGTCTTTCCCATTGTCCGGGCTTACCATAAAGCTGAAAGATAGATCGTAATTCATTACGCATATCTTCTAGTTTTTCTTTACGAAAATGCTTTTCAATAGCTGAGTCTTCTGCTAAAGAAAACTTAGATTTCTTTTTTCTTGCCGCACCGAATTGGAGTTCTGCCTCTCCTTGCGCGTAACGAGCAACTGCATTACTCATAGTAGAAAGGTCACGCCCCATCTCTATACCTTTTTTAATTGCGGAATGCCCTGCAGATAAGGCGGCGAAAGCTGACACTGGGTCGATCATTTAGTATACCCTCACATTTTCTATATTAATGTATTTTGGAATACAATAGGCTGTCACTCGATCCTTTGCATTGACGTAATCATTATATTTATAGTTACCGTATTGTTTAGAAACTTGACTAGCAAAATAAAGGCACTCGTTTATATTATAAAAGTACATATCTGCGCTAGTTAGTTTTCTTGTTTCACCCGTCCCCAGATACACTAAGAGCAGGAATACATGCGTCATAGCTGTGTTATAAGCATTACGGCTAGGCCAATCATAGATGCCGTTGATATCATAATCATTGCCTCTAGTCGCCACATTCGTTTGTCTAAACTTTCAAGTTTATCATTAACCATTTGGTATCGTATTGCACATTCTTTTTCGTGAGCCTCTAGCTCCATTTGTACTTTAAGTTCAGGTACTAGCCTCTGTTCTGTTTTCATTATATTACCTTTATTTTAGGGTGGCTTGGGTATTCAACAGGATATATGTACTCAGTAACAATGTCTTGCTCTTCACCTTTGTTGTTTAGTCCTGTAATTAAAACCATACCATCCGCAGTTGTTGTGTTAACCATCCGGTCTACTAAAATTTTTTGCTCATTGGTTGGAACATAAGGTAGCACAGATCCTATACATAAAACTAATTCAAACTTCTCATCAGGCCATTCGTACCTAAAGTCTAACTCAGGGTGTAATACTTTTGCTGCATCGTGGATGTCATAACAAACAACAGGCATTGGTAACCTGGCCTCTATGTCGCCTGTTCCGCATCCTACTGATAAAACATTACCGCCTTTATAAAACCTCTTTACTCTTAGTACCTGTCTTGTAACGTATGCTTCATAGTCTGGAAAGAAACCTTTGTATGAACCATCAAGCATACAGTTATAGAAGTCTGTTATTCCTTCGGATACATCGCTTTGATTTCCGCTACGTGTGCTTGCCATGCCTCTATTCCATTCTCTGTTATGTACTCAAGCTGTGCGTTAACTAAACCATAAGCATCTAGTCGGTCATCTAGCCATTGAGGATTTACTATTTCCTCATCATCAAAGCCACCAACAGGTAATGGTGACGCTGTTCCAGTTCCGTTTTCTCTTAAAAAGCTGGGTGCTGAAGTCGTTGGTGCAGGTTTATAATTCCAAACTTCGGCATCAAACTGTTCCTGAGACATTGCATCTGATGTTTTGATTCTAGCCCAAGAGCCATCAGGGAATCTTACATCTACGTTTCCATCATCGTGAATTTTTTCTATTGTATAATCACTCATTACCATTTCCTCATCGGACATTTAGTTGATTTAATCTTGGTCTTTAAGTTCATAAAGCACCCACATTTCTTGCACTGATTTATTACTGGCCTTAGCCACTCACAGCTTTTGCATATAGCCATACGTTCTTCGCTTGTCATTATGCTGCTCCTGCAAGTGTGCCTGTGTTGTTCATTGTGTAGGCTGCAGTGTAAATAACTGCCGCCCCTGCGTTACCACCAGCACCACCTGATGCACCAGAAGAACCTCCAGAGCCAGAGCTACCATTACTAAAACGCTGAGTTAAACCGCCGTATTGACCATCCCCCGGTTTTGTAGACCTTGCGTTATCCCAATCCCATCGACCCTGACCACCAGTGCCACCATTCGAGCCAGAAGTTCCGCTAGAGCCACCAGTACCTGAAACGCCATAAGCACTACCATTTCCTCCAGTGCCTCCAGTGCCTCCATTACCGCCAGCACCACCGTTACCTATTGAGGCTGAGCCAATAGTAGAGCTTACACCCCCTCCACTAGCACCAGAGTTTCCAGATGAACCAGATAAGCCAGCAGAACCACTAGCTGCGGATTGGTTGTAACCAGCACCGTTGCCGCCATTACCGCCAGCACCACCAGCACCCCCAGCACCTCCTGATGCTCCTGCAACCAATGAGCCAACATTATACCAATTCCACCTAGTTAATTCACACATAGAGCAGCAACCGTTATTAGGACCTCGTACTTTGTGGTTCGAGGCAGGTCCAGAAATATAATTAGTACAACTAAGTGTAAAGAAACTGCCTACAGGCCAAGTGTATCCACCAGCACCACCAGCACCACCAGTTCCTCCGTTACCACCATTTCCCCCTGCTCCACCACCGCCAGCGATGAGGCCAGAGTTAGTCACAGTAACTCCACTAGAAGCAATACGAATAGCGTTGCCACCGTTACCGCCTGATGTTCCACCAAAGCCGATAACACTACCAGCGTTCGTGATTGTCAGTGTACCACCCATGCCACTAGGTGCTGTAAGCGCATCAGATGAGCCTGTGCCGCCAATAGTTACGCCTGATGGTATGATGATTTCTTTGGGTACTGAGCTTGCCCAGTTGTCACCAAACACGGTAGCAAGGTTTACGTTAGTTGTGTTTGCTAGTGTATTGATGATTGCATTGATAGCGCCACGCATATGACCAAAGCGAAATGCTCCAGCAGTAGGTACGTTAGAGTTGTTTGATGGAACATTACCACCATCTCTGTAGTATTCAGACATACTATGTGGTGCTGTGCCACCAAACTCAGTGGCAAAATCAGCTAGTGATATAGCTCCAGAGTTAGGGATAGCTGGCATAATTATACACTCCCAAATGCTGTAACGTCATCAGTGGCTGTAACAGAACCATCAGTAGCAATCTTTACTTTAGCTGTTCCGCTATAAGAGAACACCATATCTGAGCCACTAAGTGAAGCAGTCCAGTTGGTTGGAAAAGCCTGTACGTTGCCAAGCGAACTTGCTGGTACATCGTAATTACCACTAATAAGGTCTGCTAAGTTTCTTGCCTTGCTCATTGCGTAATCTCCTGTGGCCAGTTAGATATTGGTGCATTACCAGTTGGAATACCATCATCGTCTGTTGGTGAATCAAACAAAGCAATAAACGATGAATGATCAGATGCTGAATCAATAGCAGCTTCAATTGTATTACTAGCAGTACGAACATCCGCACGATAAGTTAAGATATCAGTAGGTACGGAATAGTCTGTAACCTCACTAGCTTTGATTACCATCCAGTCTGTCGGCTCAAGCAAGCCACCAGCCTGTGCTTTGACGGTGGCTTTCCACTGTGATTTCAAACCTAGTGTGACAAGTTGCTCACCGTCAATGCCCAACACAGGATTACCGTCTTCGTCCACCTCGTTGACATCATCCAAAGCCTTTGGTGTATCTGCATCCCACCAGAAGCGGTTGTCAAAGGAGGGTGCAGGTTCAACCCACACCATCCCCTTATTAGTTTTCTCAGTATCACTCCACCGTCCCCACGAGGTTGGGTGGGTAATACCGTCAGAGTCTTTCCAACTCCGTCCTTCTCTTATTCGTTTTCCTAAATAAGTCCACATAATATTACCTCGCGTTTGCGTATTTGAATGGTTGTTCGGCTATGGCTAAGTAGATGTAGGTTGCGCCAGAACCATTAGTATCTGCGCTATTGTCCCTCATTTTGAAACCGTTTGATACTAGGTCTAAGCGGGGGTATGATGCGCCGTTGTATTCAGAGTTTGAGGCATTAGCATAAAGAAAGTCATTGTCTACATTGTAACCACTTCTTTTGTTATCCCACATTACCCACTCGCCAGATGCGCTTGACTTCTTAGTCAGCACAAACGCAGCACGGAAACCTATGTTAATAAACGAGCCATCTGACGACCCATTGCCCACATATGACCCCACCTTGCACATTCCTTCAGCATTTGCAAAGGCATAACAAATGTAATCGTCACCACTTCCATTTCTTGCACCGCTTGAACCAAAGCCTAGCACAGAACTATTTGCTGTTTGTAAAACAGAATCGCTTGTGTAACCAGTAGTCGAGTGCAGTTTCAAGTATTGAGTAAGATTACCTGTCGCACCTAATGGATAAACAATCCATTCATCAGAACTATTAGTTTTCTTAACTATAAACAAATCTGGCTTAACGCCCAAGCCGTGTCCAAAAGTCATAGAAGACCCAGTTCCAGTGTACTGTGAAATACTAAACCAGTTCTGCTGGCTAGTAGCACCCGCACTCACTGTGCTGGTAATACTGCCATCGGTGTTGGATACGCCTGTGCCGCCAGCTTTCCAGTTCCAAGCGGCGTAGGTTGAACCGTTTTCGTTGTAGCGACCTAAATCACCACTAGCACCTAAAGTAAAGCCGTCACTGTCGTATGATATTAATGCACCAGTTGATGCGGCTTCTGCGTTTGTTAAATTTGCATAGAGTTCGTTTGATGGGCCACCGCGAACAACATCAAAAAGTACATGATTATCAACCGCATTACGTTGCTTCAACCACAAAAAGTCAGTCTGAAAACCAACGCCAGTAATACTATTGTTTGCGCCTGTCCCAGTATACAACACCGTATTAAAATAATCCTCTGGCGTTTCATCAGCCAGCGTGTTGATAGCACCTGTCGGCATATTCTGTGAACACAAGGTAACAAAGCCAGACGGTGGTGCATAGGCAAAGTCACCGTAGCCGTTCTCATCAGCGTTGCCGCCAGCAGTCTTGTAGCCAGCAAATGTGCTGTCTTGCCCAAAGTTAATGCCAAGACGACATGATGTTGTTTGGTCAGCACACTGTGCCGCAAAGACATAATCAGTAACATCGCCAGCAATTGCCTGACCATTAGAACCAGTTGCAGGGTTGCCTGTACCTGCCGTGACTGTTGTACCACTCACACCCATCCAAGAGTTATTAATGCCGTACCATAACTTATTGTTATCACAATCAACA